AATAAAAATGGCAACAAACTCGACCTGTACGGCAAAGTTGATGGTCTGCGTTACTTCTCTGACAATGCAGGCGACGATGGCGACCAGTCCTACGCCCGTATTGGCTTTAAAGGCGAAACGCAGATCAACGATATGCTGACCGGCTATGGTCAGTGGGAATACAACATTAAGGTGAACACCACCGAAGGCGAAGGTGCAAACTCCTGGACTCGTCTGGGCTTTGCCGGTCTGAAATTCGGCGAGTACGGCTCTTTCGATTATGGCCGTAACTATGGTGTTATCTACGACATTGAAGCCTGGACCGATGCGCTGCCGGAATTCGGCGGTGATACTTATACCCAGACCGATGTCTATATGCTGGGCAGAACCAACGGCGTTGCCACCTACCGTAATACCGACTTCTTCGGTCTGGTGGAAGGCCTGAACTTCGCGTTGCAGTACCAGGGTAATAATGAAAACGGCGGTGCTGGTGAAGGTACAGGTAACGGCGGCAGCCGCAAACTGGCCCGTGAAAACGGCGACGGTTTCGGTATGTCTGCCTCCTATGACTTTGACTTCGGGTTAAGCCTGTGGGTGCGGCCTACTCTTCCTCTGACCGTACGGACAATCAGGTTGCTCGTGGTTATGGCGACGGCATGAATGAGCGCAACAACTATGCTGGTGGTGAAACCGCTGAAGCCTGGACAGTAGGTGCCAAATATGACGCCTACAATGTTTACCTGGCGGCGATGTACGCTGAAACCCGCAACATGACCTATTATGGCGGCGGTAATGGCGAAGATAATGGCGGTATTGCTAACAAAACCCAGAACTTTGAAGTGGTTGCGCAGTATCAGTTCGATTTCGGTCTGCGTCCGTCCATCGCCTACTTGCAGTCTAAGGGCAAAGATTTAGGCGGTCAGGAAGTCCATCGTGGCAACTGGCGTTACACCAACAAAGATCTGGTTAAATATGTTGACGTCGGTATGACTTACTACTTCAACAAAAATATGTCCACCTACGTTGATTATAAAATCAACCTGCTGGACGAAGATGATGACTTCTACACAAACAACGGTATTGCAACTGATGATATCGTAGGTGTTGGTCTGGTCTACCAGTTCTAAGACGCTTTATGTTATTCAAGCCCGTGCTTAGCACGGGCTTGTTATTATAGGGCAAGAATTAAATAACGGATAACGGCGCAAAGACAGGTGACCTGGCTTCATCGGATAATAGATGAAGACAACGTCGCTCTTTTTAGGCGCTGTCTGCAAGAGAAATAACACCTTTGGGGAAAGGTAAATGCCACTATAGATGATGGATGTCAGCGTCTATAGATGATAATCATCGGGCATAAAAAAGCTCCGGTACGGAGCTAATATGAATTATTTTCTAAAATCTGGCGGAACCTGTCCTGAGCGAATGTATAATCCAACATTATCAAAAGTGATCATGGTTGACTTACAAAAAATACATTTCGCGCCAAACGGGTTTTGCTCAGTAACATCGAATGTCGATGTTCTGTATTGTGAACCATGGCAACATGGACACCGGAAGTGAATTTTATTAGTAATATCAGTTGCCTTAAAGCGCCACAACGTTAACCGCTGATGGACCTTTTGGTCCCTGCTCTACTGAAAACTCCACTTCCTGATTTTCATTCAGAGTGCGGAATTCATTACTTTGAATGGCGGAAAAATGCACAAACACATCTTTGCTGCCATCTTTAGGCGTAATGAAACCAAAGCCCTTTTCAGGGTTAAACCATTTTACTAAACCAGTGATTTTCGTCGTCATAATATTGTTACCTTTTGAATGAGCCCTTGGGCAAAATGGCCTGAAGAAAATTATCAGAGAGAAAAAAACCTAAAGGAGATCTCAAGAGGAACAAATGATGAGAAATATTACAATCACTACTTCAGATAAGTTTGTATCAAACCGCACAACCATTAACGCATGGTTAACTGCACATAGCAAGCTTTAGTTTTGTTAAAAAAATATTAATTGTTTTTTAGCATTATCACGCTGATTGTCATACTCTTTTTATCCATGCCCATCGCTACGGCTGAAACCTGGCGTAAATAAGTGACGTCTCACAACGCCTACCTGGCAATAAACGCGCCACATTTACTTATGTCGTAAACCAAGATACATGCGCCTCATTGTGAGAGGTTCCTGTGATCTTGTGCGACCAAAAGAACGGGGATGATTTGGCAACCATCTCAGGCATTGATCGCACAAGTTACTTAACACGCAGTAGATCAGAGTATCTTGTGGTGTACCGAGGCGAAAGCATTTCTCGCTTCATAGCCCACTGTTGCGACATCCCCTGCCCGGCGAAGTACAGCGTCCCCTTCCCGTCTTTTGCGTTAAGATGGTCCAGTACTTCCATCAACTTCGCACTACCGGCGCGCGGCGCGTTATCGTCGAAAAGGTTGAGTTGCGCTACGCCCTGACTGAAGAAGTCACCCAGCATCACCCCCGCTTTCTGGTAGCGATGGCCGTCGCGCCAGATTTTATCCAGACATTTCACAGCCGCATTGATAATGTCGCGTGAATCCTGCGTGGGGGTGAGAAGCGTCACCGCGGCGCTGTTACCGTAGTATGGATCGTTCAGGGCAAAGGGGGATGTTTTGACGAATGTTGAAATGAAACGGCAGTACTGGTGCTCGCCGCGGAGTTTTTCTGCCGCGCGCGCAGCGTAGCTGTAAACAGCCTGGCGCATTTCCTCATAGTCTGTGACCCGCTCGCCGAAAGAGCGGCTACAAACGATTTCCTGCTTTGCCGGCGCAAACTCTTCAAGCTCCAGACATGGCTCTCCGCGAAGCTCTCTCACGGTACGCTCCAGCACGACATTGAAGTGTTTCCTGATGATCCAGGTACTTTGTTCAGAGAGATCGAGAGCAGTCTTGATGCCCAGGGCATTGAGCTTCTTACTGATGCGTCTGCCGACACCCCAGACATCCTCTACGGGTATCAGGGCCAGCAGCCGACGCTGGCGATCGATGTTCGACAGGTCAACCACCCCGTCGGTCTGGCGCTGCCACTTTTTCGCAGCATGGTTAGCCAGCTTGGCAAGGGTTTTCGTCTGGGCAATGCCTACACCGACAGTCAGGTGCGTGCGCTTCAGGACCGTCGCTCTTATCTCGCGCCCGAAATCTGTCAGATCCCGGCAGTTTCGTACCCCCGTCAGATCACAAAAAGCCTCATCAATGCTGTAAATTTCTACCCGCGGCACCATCTCCTCGAGTGTGGTCATTACCCGGTTCGACATATCAGCGTAAAGCTCGTAATTACTGCTGAAGCAAACAACACCGGATCGCCGGAAGCGTTCTTTCTGTTTGAAGTATGGCTCACCTGGTGCGATACCGAGCTGTTTCGCCTCGGCGCTACACGCGATAACGCAGCCATCATTGTTTGATAACACCACCACTGGTCGGCCACATAAATCAGGACGAAAGACCGTTTCGCAGGAGGCGTAAAAGCTATTAACATCGCAGAGCGCGAACATAATCAACTGACCGCTTTAATGATAAAGGTCACCACCCCGAATATGTCGAGCGTGTCTTCACTGCCGACAGGTATAGGTCGATAGGCGCCGTTCATGGGGATTAACTGCACTGTCGGGCGCAACTGCAACCGTTTTACGGTGAACTCTCCTTCAATTGCCGCAATTACAATGTCACCGTGGTCAGCGTTCCGTGAGCTATCCACCACCAGCAGATCACCGTCGCTGATGCCTGCTTCAATCATTGAATCACCCGTTGCTTTGACAAAATACGTTGAGCTGGGATGAGAAACGAGTAACTCATTAAGATCGATACGCTGCTCAATGTAGTCTGCCGCGGGACTTGGGAAGCCACACGGCACTAAATAACTGAAAAATGGCAGATAAATAATTTCGCGCAACTCTGTAGGTCTGAAAAATTCCATAATCCATACCCAAATACTGTTTTTATATACAGTAGTCTCATTTGAGCATGCGCGCAAGATACCGGAGTCGCTACGGCTGTTTAAATCTTCATCGCTTCGTTTGTAAGCTTCTATCTCAATTCAAATTATGGGTTTTGTAAATTTTTGGCTGTATTATCATGTGCGCATATTTAAGCCAGTTTCAATTTGAAGGCAGGAAATTTTCTGTACAGCGTTGACGGCCCCACGTCATAAATTATCGCTACACATTATTACCATCAGTTCGCTCTTCCTTCATCCTGGCTTCCACCATAACGATATTGGCGGCATCCTTTTTCTGATTCCAGACGCTGTCAGCAGGCATTTCAACACGCACAGAAACAAATGAGTCTGACGGTATATCAATCGGATCTCCATTTGTCAGATTATCAATCTCGTTTCTGGCAAATTCTGGCGATTGCGGATGTGTACGATGGTATGTTTTTACAAGAATCGAACCGTCTGTATTTACCTCATAATCAAGCCAGATACGGGGTTGCTTGTTTATATCAAGCGGGATATCAAATCCTCCGTCAGTACCGCCCCATGCAGCATCAGAGTTCATCCCCAGACACCCTGATATCAAATATTCCCCAACGGCAAGCCGCGTTACCGTTATTCCCTCCGACTCATGGTTTACATCAAAACTACCGTCTGCATAAATTTTAACAACCGGAGACGCTATTTTTATAAAACCATTTGTGTCTATTGAGGTATTGAGGTCCCTGATCAGAAAGTCCCGCCAGTTGGTTAACCGCGGAGAACTTCCGCCAAATCTTTGACGAATTCTCGGAGCAGACTCCTGAATTGACGGGAATGAAACTTGTGAATAATTACCGTTTTCACCAGTATTTCCTGATTCAGAAACGTTCAGAATAGTTGAATATGGATATGGTTTACCATTACCACCGGCTTCCTGCCCATCACCGAGAAAAAAAGAACATGTTGGTAAATGTGGATCACCTGCATTTTGCACACTCCTGTTTACCTGAAGCGCCCCTATACCATTGCATGCAGACTGATGGGTATTACCCCCGGTCCCTCCCTGATACAGGCTTAATGGTGTGGTTAATCCGGCTATACTGGTTATATCGCGATTAGCTCCACTCGAAGCCTTTTGGTTAAGTGTTTCACTAATGTTATTCCACGAAGGGCCGTTCCACGCAGAACCATCAGGTAATTTGATTGTTATGTTACCGGTTCCACTAAAAATGCTTTGCCAGTTCTGCTTATCGTAATTCAGTCCTCGCAATGCCTCAGCGCTTTGAGCAACCAGCGCGGCTGTCACCATATTCAGGGCAACACGAGGAACAGCTGACCAGGCCGCGCCAGATTGTGTTGGCCCGGTAAAATTGCTGACCAGCGTCAACGCTGTACCGCTTTCCACTGATTTAATCGGGAGCGTATAAGGAACGCCGCCGACAGTGACAACAATAAAATCTCCGGCCGCCAGTTCTGTGGTAAATGCGGTTCCGCTGCCAGCAACCGCAGCAGAGTTATTCGTCAGGGTTAATGTTCCTGCTGACATAGTTTTTCCTCAGTACATGTTCGGAAGGACAAGAATTGGCATATTGATATTTTGATTAAATGTCATATCAAATCTGTTGTCATTGTAATTACCAACAACCTGGTTATACGCTGACCGGATGTTTCCACCTGACATTACCACACCCTTTTTCCTTATATTAAAATATCCATCCACTCGTCTTGACTGAGCGCCAGTGAATACAATCTGACAATATTTATCACCTATGTATTGATTATTGTCTGTTACCGTTAGTTGCTGGTCATACACAAATGGCCGCTTCACTGTTGAAAACGTCACCTGCCCAGCCGAATTAGTCATGGTAATTCCATCACCGGCTACAGGCGCGGTATTATTGAAAATTACCAGTTCCATTGTTACAGATGCGGAAACATCATCCCGTCCTGAGTAATTGATGTCTCTTACAATAATATTTGCTCCGTCAAATCCTACAGACACATTATTGTTATCCCACTTCCCGAATGGTATTCCTGATACGGGAAGCGCCATCGAGCCGTTGACTGTCACCGTGCCAACGTAAGCACATGTCATTAACCTTGCCTGATTTGAAATTGCAGTGAAATCAGTAGAGTTGGAAACGAGAAGTCCTTCGTTGTAAGTAGCAGCAGGGAGAATTTCAAATACAGTTCCTGCCCAGTTTGGTATTCGCTGGTAGTTTCCCCTGTTTGTACCGTTAACAGTCACACCGTTGTCTCCGTTTCTTGTAACGGATGTCATATATATCGGTAAAACTATCCATGTCTGATTGTCTGCGAACTCCTGAACGTCAACCGGACGTGTCGGTAAAACAAAAACTGTGGAGCCTGACGTTAATGGAGTATTAACCTGAAACTGGTTTGCCCCCGTACCGTAACCAGCAAAACTTGTGCAGAATGACGGAGCACGGAGCCCCGCTGTAATCGCCATCGCAGGACGGCCATCGTTATAATCTATCAGTATTCCTTCCGGCATATTTCACCTTATGTCCAGCGGCCAACAACAACACGACCACCTCCTGAGAGATTTACTGTGATCCCATTGCCGTCAATGCGAGTAACGTTATTCACTCCGTTAAATGCAAATTCACCGCTGTCGGCATAGAGTTTCCCATGGAATTCTGGGCTACCAGATTTTGGTAAATTCCATCCGCGTCCACCACCACCGGGGATAAAGTTTGCAGACTGAAGTGAATCGGTAATTTTCGCAAAATCGATTGATGCTTCCTGAATTAATGCGCTACGAATAAATACCTGTCCGTTATAGACGAAGAATGCAGCCTGCCAGTTGCCTGGGTTATTACCGGAATAAATGCCGAACTGATCCGCGGCAAATACAACGGTAGATTTATAGCTATTCCCCGATGGCTCGATAGACATGCCGAATCCGGTGTTATATTTCACACCGTTCCTGACAATCCCCATATTGAGTGTGTAAGAGGCTTTTGCAGTCCCATCACTATTTACCTCAGCGGTCATTTTCTGATTTACGGCTGATGTAAGGCTACCTTCAGGGCCAATCTGCGCCTGAACATATGTGGACAGGTCAGCAAGTCCCTGCTCAGCAGTCGCTACCGTGGTTTTCACGACCAGGATATCGGCACGTACCTCACCGTACTGCTGATACTGGTGCTCAACAGTACCGTGGTTCGCCAGCGAATTTTCCATAATTCCTTCGAGGTTGGTATCGACCCCATCTTTAACATTCTGGAATGCATCAGATTTTTGGATGCCGTCATCAATGAGGTCCATCAATTCACCGGTATCCATCGAGCATAATGCCGGCACTTCAACGAATGCTGATACACCGAAAGCGTTAATCGTCCTGATGTACCAATAATAGGTATGACCTGCCTGTAACTGGTTGCTGGTCCATGTGGTACCGATACCCTCTCTGCTGGCATTCCCCTCAACGATTTCAGCCGTTGTGCCGGAAAGCTGAGTTTCTCCTGATGTCCAGAAGTCAAATTGGGTGGAAACATTGGTTATGGACTCAAGCCTGGGGATCATCGTGACTGCAAAGAACCCCTGCTCAATATCGACGTGCGATGGCGGCGGAGGCGCTTCAATGCTGAACTCCAGATAACCTTCCGGCGATTCTGCCCCCATCTGGTTAACAGCAATAACATGAGCGGTATAGGTATCTTTTGGTAATCCGCTAAGACGCGTGAACGCCCCGGGGACCTGGACGGACATGACCATCTGGCCATTGCGACGAATGATCACTTTGTTGTAGACCACCTGTCCGATGTTCTGCCATGACAAAATCCCCTGTACGACCTGACCAATTTCCTCCACGGTGTATTTCAGGTTCTGCGGCTGCGCCACGCCGCCTGATGGCAACTGAGTAAACGGTGGCCGCTCGATCGGTTTACCGATGACATCGCCCCAGACATCTGCTGTTTCCTGCTTTAGTGTCAGTTGGACGCCATTCTGAACGCCGAACTTCCAGTCAGTTACCCGCATCTCAACATTCACGATACCGATAGACGGGAAATTCACCTTCACATACATTCCAGGGCGGTAACGGTACCCGCTCAGATTTAACGTTACGTTCATCGTCCTGGCGATACGGGTGCGCTTTAACTTCACGTCTGCCAGACGCTGGGCCTGAAATTCAGAGGTCACAAATCGCAGCTTCATATCCTGCGATATTTCTACTCCGTCTTCCGTCACCCATTCACCGACAGACACAGAGGGGAAATCCGCTTCGGTATACCCCTGTTGCGGATCAACAAACGTCCCCTTGATGGTGTTAACGCGTTCCGCCTGAGAGACTTCCGGCATGATTTCGATATCACCGGCCAACTGGCTTTCAGTGATCACTTCGGTAGCTGGTCCGTAATACGCCCCGACCAGAAGGCCATGTTTGCCAGCTGTATACGTTACATCCCCGGCGCACGCTGCCAGCATCCCCTCCAGAATACTGACTTTGTTTTCACTGAGATCGAACTCACCGTTGATGGTATAGCGCTTCTCAACAGTATTACCGCCAGTAATCACATCCTCATCACAGATATTCGCCGCTTCCTTAAACTGGTCCCAGAGAATATCGGTGTCAGGAACTTTCAGGTAATTGCGGTAATAGTCCAGGATAACCAGCGCCGCATTATTGCTGTAACCCGTTAACCCGGTACGCGGGTCATAAATAGCCCGCCCCTGCTTTTCTACCTTGATGTTAGGGATACCTGCCGGGAATTTTTCGGCATTGAATTTCAGGGATGCGCGCAGCCAGGTGATCCCTTTCCCGATCATATCTTCTTTCCATGACGGGCAGTTTTCCAGCATGTAAGGGTCCGCCGTCTGTCGGTTGGTGTGCACCTCGAAAAAGGCATGCTCAGGATAGCTACTGATCGGTTCGTCACCCAACCAGACAGTCTGTACACCTGATAACGGGTGTCCCGCCAGGGCAATGGCCAGATGCAGCATTTCGCCATCATCCTGTTCGCCAGCCTGCTCTTCGGAAAAGAACAAAGTGCCCGCCGACGTTGAGCGACCGTAAACAACGGTTTTGGCACTGGCCGCAGCGCGCAGAACCTGTTTGCGTTCAGACGTATCACGGTAGGAATTCAGCGACGGGGTCTTGGTCAGCGCCTGAGTGGCAATCTGTGCGGCGACGGTGATAACCATCGCAATGGCATACATTTCATTTGCCGCCGCCACACCTGCGGCAATGGTGGCAACAATAGGAACAGCAGCAGGCATTAACGTACCCTCCAGATACTCAGCGGTTTAACCCGCAGTCTGACAAGACCATTTTCTCCCGGAACCCATACAACGCCGGAATACACCACTCCAGCACACCGCGCCCCGGCATTTTCAACAACAGCAATATCTCCGCGCTGTGCCAGCTTCACTGGAACTTCATCGAGATATCGAGCCAACACTTTTTCAAGTGAGCCGCCACCGCGAAGAATCGCCTTTTTTGCTCCCATTTCGCTGTCATACGTTCCGCGCCAGCCTTCCGCAAAATCTTCGCCGCACATGGCCTGAACGCAGTCCGCAGCGAACAGGCAGCAGTCATGACTGCCCCATAAAAATGGCCGCTTCTCAGCGGCCCTTATTACGGTGATTAATCTGTTATGCCAGTCCGGATGCTTCATGCTTCCTCACTTATAGGTAAATCCTGGTGCATCTTTTTTACTGCCCCAATAAATCGATCGTTCAGCCATCTGCGCCACATACCGGAATATACGGTCGCCGGGATAAGCGGCCTGCTGCGATTCATCGGTATAGCGATCAGGGAAAGGACGCTGCCAGTCTTCAAAAATATTACTGATGGTGTACTGCAGGGCGTTCTTACCGCCAGCGGTCGCCCCCGTACTGGATACCCGCCCTTTAAACAGGAGATCGGCAACCTGGACAACACCGTTATCATCCATGGCCACCAGATAGATTTCGGCATTTCTGCCCACACATCGCTCATTCAGCGTGGTGGCAAAGAGGGCCATATCCAGACCTGAGAGGGTCATTTTGACCTGCGTGGGGCTGGTCGTGCTGGTTTCACTGGCATCATCAACAGAACCCATACGGCCCATGCCGTAATAGACATAACCACCAAGAACCAGTGTCCCGGTACCGGAATGCACATAGACGGTACCGGATTCAAACTGAATATTGGCGGCGATCGCGACCGTCACCCTGTCGCGGGATAACCAATCCACCATCGAATCAGAAAATGGGGAATACAGCATTAGAATGCCTCCTCAAGCTCCAGCGTGTAACTGGTAAAAACACCCGGCACTCGGTTACCGGCACCCTGCTGGTTATCCTTCAGTTTGAAAATGCCGTAGGGTTTCGCGACTTCAATGGCTGCATTAGCAGGCGGCGAACTACGCAACATCGGGGCAAATACAATCATTGCGGTACCGTTCGCTGCGCTCGTCACGTCGGCCGTAACCATCTTCAGCTCGTCATTAACAGTGAAATAATCGCCCTGTCTGAGCACCACTGCTCCCGGCGTCCAGCCCTTACTCTGGATCTGGGTTCCGGTCTGATTAGCGCCATCAATAACAGGCGCTCCAGCAGGTGCTCTACCACTTCTCCCCCAGTCGCGAACTTTTACCCTGCCATACTCGCCATCGAGGGAAGCCACCAGAGCATCAATGCGCCTGGATTTTTCATCTGTCAGGTTATTAAAGGTCAGGGAACATACCCAGCGGGTGCCGGGGAAGCGAGCTGTCTGCGATGAGCCATTGAAGGGGGAACGAAAAGTTTTGGTATTGCTTTCTGGTCGCCAGGTCAGTGACGCGGGACAGACATCTTCCGGCCATTCGAGTACAGCCATAAGTTCTCCTGCATTATTCTGCGCACGGCGGCGCTACTGATCATTTGTCAGGATGTTACTGATTTACATACCTGGTTATGGTTGTTACTCAGCCCGTCAGTGGTGGAACACTTGCGTACTCAATAATGAGGGATGGCTGATTACATCTGATAAGGAAAAGAAATGAATTACATGTTTGAAGAATCACTAT